CCAATCGCAGAACCAGCAAACTTCAGGCCCAAATCAGTGACAGCATCCGCTCCCTCAATGAGGTTGTCGATTGGGATGCCGTTCTTGATCGCCGTCTCAACCTTCATCATCGGGTCGATCAGTTGTTTTAACCTTTGAACATCTTGCGCCGTCATCGCCCCGCTGGCGCGCATCATGTTGACTATCGACGGTTGTGTGCGTGACAGCGGCTCAAAGAGAGCGTCGTTGTAGGCGGAGATACTGAACTTGTTCGCCCCGCTGCCGGCTTGCAATGAGCTCGACATGCCTCCTGCTTTTGTGTAGGCGTAGTCCAGTACGGATGCTCGCAGGCCATCCATTGCGTCTGGTCCCGCTGCCTTCGCCAACTTCACGACCTGAGTAAAGCCTTTGACGGGGTTGCGGCTGTTGAGTATGTCGCCAATGACCCTGGTTGGACTTTCAGCAGAGAGGACCTGCGCAAACGCCGTTTGCTTACGGATGGTGTCTGCCATCACATCGTTTTGGCTTTTGACCTGCAGCAACAGATTTTGCGCATGCGTGGCGTCGCGCAAGTCGTCCATGATGCCCAGTTTGTTGAGCATGGTCTCGTTCTGCTGGGCAAAGCGCGTGAGCTTGGCCGTATTCAACTGTTGGACATTGACGCCCTTGGCCTTGTCGTACACGGCCTCGATCGTGTCAGCGGCAAGAAGACGCAGCACACGGTTCTGTGCATCACGAACCGACACAACGCCCACATCAGACAGCTCGGCCATGGGCTTGAACATCTGCGCCTGGGGGCTGTTCTTGCCAAACTTGGTCACCGCATCGTCGTACTGCGTGCGCAGGAACTTGACGGCGTCTTCAATTTGCTCCATGCGCTGCATGGTGACGTCGGCGTTCGAGCCAAATGCCCGCGAAACCAAGATTTCAGCGGGCAGCTTTTCCGCTCCACCCCGCACCTTGCCCCCAGTAATGGAAGCGGTCTTTGCAAAAGTACGTGTGAACGTGTCGTTCAGCGCGTTAGAAAAAGCGCGCGCTTGATCAAGAATAGGATTATTGACGGTGCTTAGATCGTCAAGCATCGATCCAGCCAGTTTGGCATACATCTCCGCATTGGCGGGATCGTTGCGCGCTGCTTCCAACAGGTTGGAGCGATAGTTGACCAGTTCGGCCAGCGGAACAGACTTTGGTGTGGCAACAAAGGAGGATGGAACTTTGCCGGTGTCCAAGAACTCTTGCGTGTTGCGCCCAAGCTTGTACTTCTGCACAGCAGCCTGATCCAGGCCAAAGCTGTCCATAATCCTGCGGACCATGTCGGGGACCGCCTGGTCGTAGACCGCGTCACCGATCTCTGCTGCGCGGGCCAAGAAGAGGTCAGCAGTTTGCCTCGGCGCAAGGCTTGGTGCCACCAGCTTCACGTCTTGGAAGGTGGTAGTCTTAGGACGGTCTTTGCCGTAGTCCCACCCAGTCTGCACTGTCGTCAAGGTCTTTTTCTGCACGGGTCGCGTCAGGTCCCTGATAGCCGCGGTCCACAGCTCGCGCTCGGCCATCCTTGCCTGGCTGAGTGCGAGTTCTGTTTCGGTCTTGATAATGTCGCCGATCTGTGCTCGCGCGGCTGGGGTGTCCTTGGTGATCTGCGCGATCTTCATCGCGGAGTTGGCGTCAGCCTGTGCCAGGCGCGCGTCCAATGCGGTGCGGAATTTGGTGTCGCGAAGCTGCGCGGCCGCCCGCAGTGCGGCCGGATTCCCTGTCATGGTCTGCAGGTTCTCGATGAGAAGCTCGTACGCCGCCATCGCGTCCTTGCCCTGCTTTGCCGTCTGCGCGCCAAACTGCCTGTGGAAGTCCCCTAGCGACTTCTCCAGGTCCATCAGAGTGGGACTGGCCGTCTTTTGCGCAGCGGTCGGAGCAACGCCCCGAGGCAATTGCTGCCGCAGTGCCGCGATCAGCGCCGCCGGGTCTTCCTGGTTTTTCTCTAAGGCATCAAGCAGGATGTTCACCGCCTTGTTTTCCATTCTGGCGGACTGCGTGGCCTTCGCCCCGCGAGCATACTGAAGACCTTGCTTGGTAAGGTTCGTGCCCTCCACCAGCAGTCTGCCTGGGGAGATAACCCCCATAGTGGTCTCCGCCATAAAACGGGTTCCTGCTTGCCCCGGCGCCCAGGCCTCTGAAATTCCTCCCGCTACCCCCATAGCAGCGGCAGTGCCGGCCTCTGTTGCCATGAAAACACCTGGGCTTCGGCGGGCCGACTCTCCGACCGCGGACAGGATTCGAGCCACCCGATTGGCCGTCATCTGAGGAATGGCGAATGCCGCCGGCGCGGTGGAAAGGGCAGAGCCAAAGGTCTTTGCACCCTCGCGGTAGGGCACCAGATCGTCCCGCGGCACAGCAGGAAACCAGCGGTCAAGCTCCTGGCCAAACAAGTACCCTGCCCCAATGCCGAAGAGAGTCGTGGCGACCGGATAGGCAGGTGTGAGCGGGCCCAAGACGGGCGCCACCATAGGCGCTGTTTTTATGCCGAATTGCGCGCCCCCTACGGCGCCAGTCAAAATAGGCAGGTCACGAGCTGCGCCTTGGACAGTGCCAATGCCGACCTGCTCCGCGCGTTGGGACAACGTCGGCCTGCTTGTTGTCCAGCCTTCCGGGAGAGGGGCGCTATCAAAGCCTTTTAGAGGCTCCGTAATCGTCCTCAAGTTTGGTGAACCGCCAACAGGACTCCACCCCTCAGGGATAGAGGGCGCTTGACCTTGTGCTTCGTTCTCATCCATGCGAAACCCCGTCTTGCCTTGGTTAATTCTGCTTGATGGGCGTGATACCTTGCCAGAGGACCTCTCTGTGCCCTTGCCGGCGCAGAGCATTGAGCTGCTCCATTGTGTACGCAGCAGGAGGAAGGCCAATCTGGCCCAGGAACTTCTGGTACTCCATGGCTTTTTCGCGCGCCTTGCCCTTGTCCTCTGGAGAGAGTCCAGAATTGTCGGCCCCCATCTTCTGGTAGGACGCGATCCCCTCGCGAAGCGCCTGGCCAAGAGCAATGAGACGCGTGCCGTACACGTCAGGGTCAGTCCACGCGCTTGGCTGAATCGCCATGACCTTGTCGATGTTTTTCTGTTCCCAGACGCTGCCGGCCACGCTCTTGAGCATGGCCTCCTTCAAGCGTTCTGCCAGAAGCTCAGCATTCTTGCGCGCCAGCGTCACTGAGGATGCAGGGTCGCCCAGCCCAGGAAGGGCCGATACGCCCGCAACCGCCGCCGCACCCGGGCCCGCTACATCGGTCCGGGTGGCCCACAGCGTCATGGGCCGTGGTCCTTGAGCCGCGGCACCTGCTGCGGGCGCACCTGCAGCCGGAGCCGCCGGAGCCGCCGGAGCCCCAGGCGCAGGCATCCCTGCCGCAGGAGCCGCCGCACCCGCGTCCGGAGCAGCAGGGCGAGCCCCTGCCGCGGGGTTCATCACCGGTTGCGGCACGGTCGGCAGGCCCAGTCTCTTGCGGGCCGCCTCGGCCTGCGCCACAAAGTCGGGGAGCACGCCCGGCACCTGCACGATGTCGGGGATTTTCGTGACAGGGTGGATTCTGAGCTCTTGCCGTCCCAGCTTGAACTGCATGATGGCAGAGGCCATCAGCTTGTCCTCTTCGGGCTTGGTCAGGCCTTGGGCGTACCGTTCCGTAAGGCCGGGCATGTTGACGACGTTCCACTGCCAGTCGCCCTTGCCCCAGATCGAGTCGCCCATCTTGAGCTTCTGAGCTTGAAGCTTGGCGTCAGCGCGCAGGACATCCTTGAAGATGTCAGTCTTGCGCTTGAGCAGTTCGTTGTTCTGGGTGACGACCTGGTCAATGTCCTTTTCACCCTGCTGAAGGGCCAGGACCTTGATCTGGCGGTCAATCTTGTCCATGGCCTCCAATTGCCTGCCCATCGCTGTCGGCAGCGTCTTGGTGGCCCCTGCCAGGCGCGAGAAGAAACTTCCCTTGAGCGGGCGACCGCCTTCGTCGACGTTGGCCGCAAAGCCAAAGGCCCGCTGGCCCAGCTCAAACAGCATCTGGGCTTCCGACAGCTTCCTGTCAGCGCCCAACGCCTTCTGGTACTCCGGCAGACGCGCCTCCATGGCCTTTGTCAGGGTAGGCACAGCGACAGGAGACCGCGTCAAGAGCTTGTTCATCTCCGCCTTGGCCGCGCTGACCATTGCAGGGTCGTACAGCATGTTCTCGTCTTCCCGAGCGGTACCGTCAGCAGGGGTCACGCCGCTCGGATCAGACCCCGTTTGAAAATGTTGGACGTAGCCGCCGCGGGCCATCTGCACGGGCGGCGGACCGCCTGCCGGTGGCGCACCAGCGCCGCCCATCAGCGCCGCAATGCCTCCGTCTTGCGGAGGAGGCGCCATCTCTGCGCCAGGTGTGCCGGGGCCCATGGGCGGTGCACCAGGAGGCGGGCCGCCAGGGGCTGCTCCTTGGGGCCCAGGAGGCGCCATCGGGGGCTGTGGCCCTTGGGCCATGGCTTGTGAAGGGGGCAGCGCGCCAATCCCGCCGCCTTGGGCGAGAATAGGCTGGAGCATCGCGAGCACGGACTCGGGGGTCTCCGTGGCAGCGGCGTAGCCGACCATGTCGGCCAGTTCGTCGCGGCGCGCGTCGATCGAGCGCATGTCCCCGCGCAGGTTGTTCATGAGGATTTCGGGGGAATCCGGACGGCGTTCGAGGTACTTGCCCTCGCCCTCATCCTGGTCTTCGTCTTCGCTCATGGAGTCCATGAACCCCTGCATGATCCCGACGTTCTCGACGTCGTCGTCGCCCATCATCTTGTCTTTCATGGCTACCTCTTAAAAAAGTCCCATTTTCTTCGCACCAGCGGCCGCGGTCAGCGCGCCAAGGCCTACGCCAACAGCCTGCTGGAACGGGCTTGCAGTGGGCTGGCTGGCCACCTGCGTCGACATCTGGCTCGACGGCGCGCCTTTGTAGATGTCCGACAGGAAGCCGGCCTGCTGGTACGGGGCGTAAACCTTCTGCAACTGGTTGGCGCGCGCGGCGTCTGCCTTCTGCTGATTCAGGGCCTGCTCCGCCTGGCCGACGTTGTACAGGAAATTGATGTCGCCCTGCTGCAGCGCCTGCGCAGTCTGACCCAGCGCGCCTTGTTGCACGCCGAGTTGACCGAGTTGACCGGCCATCTGACCGAGGCCCTGGGCCTGAGCCTGGCCAATGCCAAACTGCTGCCCGGCCAACTGGCCGATGCCCTGCCCAAGCCCTTGGAACTGCTGCCCCTGCTGGCCGTAGATATTGGCGATCTGGCCACCCATCTGACCATACTGGCCCGCCTGCTGAGCCAAGAGGTTGGCGATGTTCTGGTTGATCGCCGACTCCTGTCCGGCTAGCGCGCCTTGCTGCGAGGCCAGGTTGCCGTACTGCTGCCCTGCTTGCAGGAACTGGCCCGCGGCCCCCTGTCCAAGCTGCGCCTGCTGCACGCCGAGCTGACCCAGCCCCTGGCCACCAGCGATCTGCTGCTGGGCAAGGTTGCCGTAGAGACCTGCTGCCGCCTGGCCAAGCTGCGCCTGCTGCGCGGCCTGCTGGCCCACGGTCTGGCCGATGTTGGCGAGCTGGCCTGCGGCGGCTTGTCCGAGCTGTGCTCCTTGGGCCGCGAACTGTCCCAACTGGGCACCGCTTTGTAGACCAAGCTGCGCTTGCTGCATAGCAGTCTGCGCAGCCTGCTGGCCAAGAGCGCCCTGCGCCTGTGCCTGCTGACCGTACAAGCTGCCGATGCCTGAGAGCAACTGAGACTGCTGCGCCTGCTGCTGTTGTTGGGTCTGCTGCAACTGAGCCATCTGCATGGCCGTTTGAGCGTCGAACCCAGCTTGTTGGAACCGCTGCTGCGCGGCCTGCAAGCCCAACTGACCCTGCTGGCCAGCGGCCTGAGTCTGCAACTGCGCGGCTTGCGCGAGCTGCTGCGCGGCGCTTTGGCCAAGACCAGCCTGTTGAGCGGCCAAGGCAGCCTGTTGGCTGCCGAGCTGGCCAATGCCTTGTGCAGCCTGCGCCTGGCGCTGCTGCTGTTGCTCGAACGCCGACATGGCCTGCGCCTGCGACTGGCTGTAGCCCTGCGACAGGAGGTTGGCAATCGTGCTGGCGCGCTGATCCATCAGGTTGCGCTCCATCTCGGCACGCTGAACGCCCTCGCGTTCGCCGCCGAACGCACCAGACCGCACGGCCTGTGCTGCCAAACCCTGCTGCGCAATCGCACCTTGGCGGTTGATCTGACGCATGGTCTCGTCGATCACCTGCTGCTGGTACGGATTCATGAAGGCCTGAGCGGCCTGTGGGTTGTAGCCCTGAGCGGCACCGCCCAGTTGGGCAATGCCCTGCTGGAGCGTGCGGCCTGCGGTCTCAAAGCCCGGCTGCGCAGCGGCCAAGCGGGCCTGCTCCGCAGCAGTCATGGCGTTGTACACGCCCATGTTGAAGCCCGGCTGCGCGGCAGCCTGGGCAGCGGCTTGAGAAGCCTGCGCGGCCGTCTGGCCAGCACCACCCAGACCTTGCATGGCCCCGGTGAAGTCAGAAGGGCCGGCCTGAGCCGCAGTCTGGCCTGCCATGCCCAGATAGGCGTTGGCTTGGCCAAAGCCCGGCTGCTGGGCCGCCAGAGCGGCTTGCTGGGCCGCGAGCGAGCCTTGCTGCAGGCCGCCCATGGTGACGCTTTGCGCCCCCGTAAAGTCCGGACGTGCGCCAGCGGTCATGCCAGCGGCTTGGCTCAGGAGTGCCTGGGAGCCGGACAGGTCCGCGCCCATGCTCATCGCAGCCATGCGCTGCGCTTCGGTCAGGCCCGTGAGCCCTTGTCCGATGGCCGCAGTGGCCGGGCGAAGGTCCGCTTGGCTGGCCTGAGCGGCCATCTGCTGGGCCGTGGTCAGCGATCCGAGGCCCCTGCTGATGTCCTGGTAGGCCGGGTTGAACCGGGCGGACGTGTCGGAGGCCAAGGCCCGCTGGCCTGCCGTGCCCAGGTAACCAAGCCCCTGGGAGATTGGGGCAAGGCCCGCTGCCATGTTGGCAGTGGCGCCCCCAGCTTGCTGCATGGCCCGCTGTGCGTCGGTGAACTGCGCCCGGGTGTCGGCGCCGCGCAGGATGTCAGCGGCCTCGGCGGTGGTGGCATAGGCGCCGCCCAGTGCCTGGTTGGCCGCCGTCATGTAGGGCGTGAAGGACCCCACCCCCGTGGCCGTTGCCGCGTTAATCGCGGTTGTCTGAGGGCCAGTAAACCCCTCTACTTGATAGGCGGGGAGTTGCTCACCCAGCGGGGTCCGTTGCCCGATGACGTTGCCTTTGTCATCAATGATGTTGTTGTAGGCAAGGGCCTGCGCCTGTTGAAGGAGTTTGAGCTTATACGCTTCAATCTCCGGGGCTTCCCGCATTATCGATTGGGTAACGGTCTGGTCTGACATGGGTTACGCCTTTACAGCTCCGCCTTCGAGCTTTTTCATGAGTTTGTACATGCGTGCAGCTCCCTTGCGTCGGCTGCCGCCCCCAGCGTTGCGTACCGCCCTGGCGGTAAAGACAAACTCGCCGTCCGACAGCATGGCCGGAATGGAGTCCGAAGTGCCCGTGCCCGGGCCGTTGATCGGGCCCGTCTTGCGCGGGAACTCCGTCGGCTTGGGCTGGCCACCTTTTGCGAGCCTCTGCGGCTGACCGTACAACATGGGCACTCCGTACAGGCCCGCCATGTTGTAGGGCTGCGGTATCCCCGCGGGACTACGGCTGAAACCTCCGGGGGCCGAGATTCCTGGGGCGCCCATTGGCGCCGCGGCATACCCAGGAGTTGGGATATCTACCATGGGCGGGCGCACCATAGGCGGCCTATAGCCAGAGTCCAGGCCCCCAGTGAACATACTGGGGTTATCCCTCATGTAGTCGATGCCGGTGTAGTCCCGGTTGAACGCCGGATTCTGGTCGGCAGGCTTGCTCTTGAACCCGCCGGCAGCGCCCGCCACAGCCAAACCGGTTGCCGCAAGCGGGCCGTACTGGCGAATGAAGCTGACGTCGCTGGGCAGGCCCGGGCGGCTCGGCGAGATGTTCTCGCTGTAGAAGTCCTTGGCGCCTTGGGCCATGCGACTGAAAAAGCCCGGTTCTCCTGCCCCTGGAGCCACTGCCCCCGGAGTCGCCGCCCCTGGTGCAGGCCCTCCGTAGATTTGGTCCAGGGCGCTTTGAGAGGCGGAAGGAAACGGGGCCGTCGCCCCCGGGGCCGCAGGCGCGGCACCCGCTGGCGCGACGCCAGGTCCAGCGGCAGGATTAAATTCCAGCGGTCTCTGGGTGAACTTGCTTACTGGGTCCCTGGTTGCCATTGAATAAGACCTAGCACCGCCGCCTGCATCGTACTCATAGCGGCCCACGATCCTATCGGGGAACTTTTGCTGCAAGTCCGCGACACGGCCAATATCCCCCTGTTGCGCGGCGTCATATGCTAGGCGCTGGGGAGAAATACCTTGCCCTTGCGGCTCAAATGGCATGAACCTGGCCGCCTGAGCAGTGCCGCCATAGTTCAGCGACTCCACCGGAGACATGAGGTCTGCAGCGGTCCCGATAGGACCTGGAGCACTTGGTTGAGCGGCGTTTTGCGCCGCGATCTCGCCGCTCCTGAAGCCCTCTTGGGCTCTTTGGCGTATGTCTTCCGCGGTCACGCGACCTTCGTCCAACAGGCCAGTGTTGTTTCGTACGCCTGCCATAGCTGCTGCGGAAGCGCCGGACATCAAGCCCATGCGCAGGGCGTCTTGCGTGCTCATGCCGCCCAGCTTGCCCACGCCAGCGCCGATGACGCCGGTGGCCAGGCCAGTATTCAGGGCAGAGCCCGCAACGCCCGGCAGGTATTTGCCGACCGCTGCCATGGGGTTGGTGCCCATGATCGTGCCGCCGCCGCCGATGTAGCCCATGGCGCCGGAGATCAGAGCGTCCTTGAGGTTGCCGCCGCCAAGCAGCGTGGCCCCCGCGCTGCCCAGGGCCGCTGCTCCGGCGGTGGTGCTGGCCAGGCCAATGCCTGCTGGCCCGAGGACCGTGGCCAGTGCAATGGTCGTCAGGATTCGGCCAACAGGGGACTTGACAATTTTCTTGGTGACGTCGACAACCCGCTTGACGGTGTTCTTGAAGGCCTTGGCAACCTTCTTCACGAAAAACTCAGGCAGGCCCGTGTTTGGGTTGATCGTGCCCGCGCCGCCGCGGCTTTGCAGAAGCTGTGCCTCCTCTGGCGTGATGTGCGCGAGCATGGTGTCGCCGCGGCGCCCTTGAGAGGCCAAGTACGAAGCGACATCGGCCAGGCCGCCTTGGGCCATGGGCATCGCTCCCATGCCCTCCATGGGAGACTCTTCCATCATGGGGGCTTGCGCTCCCTGAATGGAAGTCATCTTCAACTCGTTGAGCACCGACAGAACAGCGCCCAAGAACTCCGGATCGTATTCCTCAGGGATGTCTTCAGCGTCGACGATGTCCTCGCGGATGAGCTGGTCACGCAACTGCTTGTAGCGGTCGGGGCGCTGAGACAGCCTCTCGAACATCTCAATGAGCTGCTCAAGCTCTGACGGGGTGAGCTCGAGCTCCTGCATGCTCTCACGCAGGGCCTGGCGGAGCATGTCCTGCTCCTCCGGACGGGCCATCCCAAGGGCGGTTTGAGCAGCGTCGTACGAGTCGAAACTGGTCACCGCAGGCATCTCAGATGCCTGGTCGTCCTGCATGCCTGCCCCTTGGGGCAGCGCCATGATGCCTTCATTCGCCATGGTTGTCCTTTCCGAGTGTGGCCAGTGGCCCTGCATGGGGCCGCGCGCCTGGAAAGGACGCGTTAATGGCTGAAATTATCCAACAAAACCACTCGCCCTGTCCACTCATTACGACCTGTCCATCTCTAGGTAGGACAGGTAAAAGTCAGCCGTGGCCTGCGAGCTGGTGACCTTAATTACGTCGGCTGTCTCCAAAACGCATGGCACTCCGCTTAAAACGTCCAAAGTCTGGTTCGTGGGCAGTGAATAGCCCTTGAGCAAACAATATGCGGTAGCCCCGCCAACAGGGTAGACATTGACCGTCAAAGCGGTGGTTGACGCATTCCTGTTCGTCACCCGCAAAGAGGACAACACCGCCGTGTTGGCGTCTGGGGCGGTGTAAATCGTGGTCTCCGTCGCCGCTGCTGGGGTCAGGTATTTCCGAAGGTACTTGTTTGCCATGGTCAGTTCGCCGATACAAAGTTGATGGTGAGGATCACCGACGGTATGGCAGGGCGCGTGGGGCTTGTGCCAGCGGCATAGTGCTCCAGGTAAATGTCAATGTTGTCTGACCACCATGCAACCTCCAGGTAGTCGTTGATAGGGTCATCCACAGTGAAAATGCCGGTAACTGCCGGGACCACGTGAGACCAAATGGTGGCAGTTTTACGGGCTGGCACGTCAAACCGTGTGTTGCTCAATGGGTAGTTGACGCCCGTGTCCTTGGCCCACACCTCAAACTCACCCGCCGTATTGCTGCGGTTTGTCACCTGCAAGGTGAACGTCACCAGGTACTGGCCTGCGCAGGGGACCTTGATCCGTGAGCCGCTCTCCACGGTGATGCCATTGGAAAACGCTGGGGCAAAGGTGAGCAAGTTCTCAGCGGTAATGCTGGCGTTTGTCTGGTCCTGGTCCGAGACCATCATTGCCTGGGGCAAGATGATGCCATTGCTGTTTTGGAACCCACGGATACCGCCGGCAAACCCGCCTCCCGCTCCGCTGCCCATGGCCATCCACGTGGCCGCGCCAGCAGTGTTCTCGCTGGTCACCGGCGTGTAGGTGTTGTTGAGCTGAAAGATGACCTGCTCAAGCGAGCGCACCAGTTGGTTGAACTGCTCAGGGCTGTAGTTCTGCGCAACCGCATTGGGCAGGCGGACGTTGTTGATCTTGCTCATAGGGTTTACCCTACCTCAAGCCATCAGGTTGGATGTCGACACGCATCGTGCCAAAACGCCAGTTGCTGTTCAAGTCTGCGCTCTCGATGCGAAGCTGAATCTGCCTGCCGCGCGCCCGCGTGTCCACCTTCTGCGTGCCAGGTGCAATGACGTAGGGGTCCAAAGAACTAGGGCTGGCCGTGGCCTGCGGGAACGCGCGGAGCAGCAACCTCACGGTCAGGTTGCCTACCTGGTTCTTAAAGTCAGGGATGAATCGGCTCATGAGCAGCATTCGGTCGCCGTCACCAATGTCAAAGTACCCCGAGACGATGTAAGCGGAGATCGGCTGATCCACTGCATTGACCCCGTCCTCTTGGTTGTACAGGCGCGTGCGGCCGGCGGTGAGGCCGTAGATCGGGTCGCCATACGTCGGCGCTTGCGTGGAGTCAGGGTAATAGGCCGCGGCGATGGGCTTGGCAAAGGTGTTCATGTCCACCCAAGACGTGCGCGCCAAAGTGCCAACGGACCAGACATTCTCCATGTAGTTGTAACTCACGAAGCGGTCAATGTGGTCGCTCGTGAACGAGCAGTACCACCAGGTCACCTCGTTGAACTGGGTGTTGATGCCCACGTTTACCTGAAAGCTCTGGACAAGGTTGATGTCCTTGAACACGTAGTCCTGCACGGTACAGGGAATCTTCTTGACCGTGCCGTCGAACGTGAAGAACGCATCACGGCCCATCCAGTACGCCACGCCGTTGACGTCCGCTGCTGCGTGCGGCCCGATGCAGCCGCAGTTGGCACCGAGCTGTTGAAAGCCAAAGGTGTAGGGCGGCCCCAAATACTGCTGGCCGTGCATTGAGGTGTCGGTCCAGATCAGAATCTGGCCACGCGAGCGCACGGCCGTGATGATGGTGTTGCCATCCGTCAGGCGCTGGCCGCCTGCCGTGTTGGTGGCGGTGGCCACGAAGTCGGTGATGTTCTCCTGGTCAGAGAAGCGCACGAACATCGGGTCTTGCGACGTCGGCGTGCCGAGCACGCTCTCCGTGCCAAAGCAGATCAGGTGACGGTCTGGCGTGGAAACCAGAGCGTACTTGCTCTTGGTGGGCGCGCCTGAGATGGCCACGGCCCGCGTTCCAAGGCCCCCAGTGGGCAGCCACTCGTAAATGCCTCCGTCGACCACCTGCGCAATCAGGTTCTCGCCATAGGTGTCGAACTGCCAGACGCGGGGATTGAGCTGCAGACCGGCAGACGGTGGACGGGGCGTGCCCCACGTAAAGAAGCCCCACGTGCCCGTGCCCCAGCCGAAGTCCACGTAGCCCCGATCAGCCCCGGTGTTGATCTGGTAAGCAGCACTTGCTGTGCCGGCTGCAGTGGCAGTACTGGTGGCCTGTGTAGGGGACGTGATGCGGTAGGTGTTGGCGCTCAAGACCTCGACGATCTCGAACTCGTTGTCCAAATCCGCATCGGGTATGCCGCCAGGGTTGCCAGTGACGCTGGAGAAGGTCACGAAGTCACCAGTGATGGCTCCATGTCCAGAGTCGTTGACCACGACGTTCGTACTGCCGTTCGTGGTGTTGAAGGTGACGCCGGTGTTGGTGTCTCGAATGGGGGTGACATCGGCCCACGAGCCGCCGTAGAACACGTAGAGCTTGCGGTTGGTGCCAATAGCCGCGCGCGGCGAGCCGTCGAGCGCGGTCCATGTGAAGACCTCACTGGTTGCGCCAATAAAGTAGGCCTCGGTGTTGTTGAAGTTGGTCCAGCCGCCCATCTTCTCGGGCAGGCCGTATCGAAAGCGGACGTAGTCAGAATCCACCCAGCCGCCCTCTGCGCCGTACTCGGTGTTCTGCTTGTCGACACCAGGTTTTAGGAAGAGTCGAAGAAGTGCCATGGCTTACCTGTACCCTGCGGTTTTTTTGGCTATTTTTTTAGGCTGCGCCACGAACTGTTTGCCGGCCTTTTTGCCCGCGCGTTTTGCGCGGGTTGTTGCAGCGTACTCCGCAGCGCTCAGGCCTTTGATCGCGGACTCAGGCAGGTATCTTTCGCCCGTTTCGGACGACTTTTTGCCGCTCTTGGTGCGCCATTTTTGGTCGCCCCAGTCCTTGAGGCTTTTTTGAGGAGCCTTCATGTCAGTCTCTGTACCCGCCGCCTGCGGCCTTGTACTTCTTGGCGACAAGTTGAGCTTTTCTTGCGGACCACTGCCCCGCGCCAGTGCCCTGCGTGGCCGCTGCCTTAACCTGGCTCACGATCCGCTTGCGCATCTCGGGCTTGGTGTAGTTGCCAGCGGCGTTGACTTTGGACTTGGTTGCAGGTTTCTTAGTGGGCATTTTAAGCTCCTCGGTCAGGTCGACAAAAAGAGAGCGCGCTCGTCTTTGCGACGGCGCTCCAGGCCCGGCAACACCTTGCCTCCGCCCTTGTTCCAAAGCAGGAAGGCATCTGCCGCCCCCTCCCATTCTCCGCGATTTGCCTTGATACGGATAGAGCTGCGCTGGAGGTTACCTAACCCAAAATTGAAGGAAATACTGACCAGAGCGTCAAAGCGGCCTTGACGGCTAGCACTGCCGGGAACAAGTCGAAGAACACCACGTTCAAAAGACGCGACATCATCTTCGAATAGTTTGTCAATTTCCTGCTTTGTCCAAACACGATTGTCCTCCGGCTTGAGCGGCATCTCCTTACGGATCATCGGGATGTCGGCCTTGGTCTTGCCTTCTGGCCTCATCATCGGGAGCCTGATTTGCTCTTGGTACAGCACATGGCCGTAGCCAATGGTCCAAATGTGCGCCGGGCACAGGTACGGGCGGTTCTTACACCCCTCGTACTTGTGCATCATCGCAGCGCCAGCCTTGCTCAGTTTCATGACTTTGCTTTGTATTTGTCAAAGTGATACCGGCGCATGTTGCCGCCGCCACCCTCAACCGCACAATGCGGGCATTTGAGGACTTGTCGCTTGCCTTTGCAAGCCGCGCTCAATTTTGCACGGTAATCTGGGTCGGAAAGGCGCTTGGCGGCCCCAGCTACATAAGGTGCGCCATTTCTTTTTGTGCCCTTTGCCTTGCCCCATAGGGCCTTACGCTCCTCCGGCGTCATGCGCTGCATGACTGTTTTCATGTGCCAATCTGGCCGTTTTGCTGGACTATAGTCTCCCCATGCGCCACCGACGGCAGCAGGGTTGGTATTAAACAGTTGATCGAAAAAACAGTCCAAAAACGCCTGCTCAATTTCTCTGGCGGCTTCCATGCCATTCAAAATAGTTGGCGTCTTCACGACAAATTGCTCTGCACCGTACTTATTCCAAGCGTGTTGCAGATAAGTACAGTGATGCTTTTTTGCACGCAGATCGGTCATGTGCTCTTTGATTCTGCGTTTGATGTTGATGGAACTGCCAACATATGCCCGGTTGGTAGGCGCATGAACAATAGCGTACAGACCAATCATTTCTTGGCCCATCCCCTTGTCCCAAACCAGTACCCAACCACAGCGCCCAGCATGGCCATCTCGTCGCTGGAGAAAATCAAGCTGCTGTACTTGACCACATCGTCGATGCTGGTAATCAGTGTCGGGTGGTTCCACAGGTACACCGCCATGAAGGCGTTGATCAGGACAAGCTCAATCACGAAGATGTAGGTCACGGTCGGGCGCACCGTGCCGACGTAGCTGGCGACCCATTTGTGGGCCTTCTCCAGCACCTGCTCGTCATGCTTGAGCGCGGCCTCAGTCATCTGCGCCTCGGTCTGCATCATGACCTGATCGGTGCGGATTTCCTCGATCTTCTGCTGGGCGGCGTAGCCCTGAGCGGCCAGGGCCAGCTCACGTTCGTTCTGCATCCGGGCAAGGGCCAACTCATGCTTCTGGTCAGCCTTGTTCTGGAAATACTCAAGCAGTTTGGGCAGGCCGCTGATCAACAGGCCGCCAAGAGTCGAAATCAGTGAAAGCATTACCCACCCCTTTTAGTTAACATCGCGCTGGCAATCTCCAGCATGAATTTTGTCTGCTCTAGGTTTGCCGGCTGCGCTGCCCAGCCAACTGTAACCTGTCCCACGAAACGATGCGAGTCCGGCGGGACGCTTACCCGGCAGGTGTACGTCACGCCCTTCTCAAGATACCAAAGCCCAACCTCTGATTGAGCGTAACGATACTCGCCGCATGGAATCTCGTTGGTCATCAGCTTGACAACGTCCGCGTTATTCGACGAGTTATGCGTGAACAGGCCAACGTCAATATCCTCAATTGTCTTGTCTCGCCCATCTTTGGTGTAGGCTCTGTAGAGCGTCCGAGAGTTGAACAGCGGGTTGACTTTGAAGACCGCCACCACCGTTGCACCAGTTTGCTTGAACAGCATCGTTGCTGCGTCATCGGCCCGGTCTGTTCGTATCTCCGGCAGCTTCTGCGACTCCTTATAGGCGTCGCGGATAAATTCCTGGCTCTCGTACAAAGCGTAGCCGGCAAACGCAAACACCGCCATCAGGATCACCGCAAACAGCTTGAACGGTGAGTCCACATACCCCAAAACCTTGTCGAGGGTGGTGTTGGCGTTGAGCTTTTCGGTCATAGCTGATGTTGCAGCGCATTAACCACAAAGTAAAAGGTGATTCCTAGAACAAACACAGCGGTCAGCACCGCAATGCCGATCAAGAACATATCGTCGATTTCTGCTTGTCTGCGCTTTGCCTCTGCTTTGCGTTTGCCTTCAGCACGGGCGGCATCGGCCTCCATCTGCTTGGCCCTGGCCGTGATGCGCATCCAGACGTCCATCTTGTTCGACTGAAAGAAGAGCATCTTCACCTGCTCCTCAAACTCCCGCGCCTGCTCCAATGCAAGCTCCAGCTCCAATGCCTTGCCAAGTGCCGACCCCTTAAATCCACCGGTTTTAGCCTTTTCAACGACCTCAATGGCCTGGGCCTTGGCGTCGAAATACTGGCCTAGAACAGGCCCCAATGACTGCACATCCTGCACAGTCTTGACGGCCTTTTTGACCAGGTTGACCGCAGAAGAGACGGCAGCAAGGGCGGTGATTGGATCAATCATGGCTTCCTGATTACATCGTGGCCCCCGATGCAGCAGGAACCGTCGTGATCTCAATGGCCACCGAACGGGCGAGGTTCAGTGGCTGGCCGCAGTCGGAGCAGGCGTCTGCATCCAACTCGGCCTGGTCGAGGTCGTAGCCACACGCGCCACAGAGGACCTCTATGGCGTGTGCGGGCTCGATACTGCCGTCAGGCAGCGTCCGTGACGGGCTTTGCAGCTTCATCGGTCTTTGCCATCTCGGGCATCGGGATTTGTGGCTGCACTTCACCGTGGATGGCATTGACCAACTGGAACACTTCGCCGTAGGGGCGCGTACCCAGGTAGCCCAGGATGCCGTTGATGAGGGGCAGGGACACTTTCACTTCGTCATTCATGGATATCTCCAAAGCATCGCTGAGATGGGGCAGCGATGGAACCCCATACGCATTATGCCGCCCAAGGCAGCGGGGGCGTAACCACCGGAGGGTTGATCTGGTTGTTGATCTGCTGCTGCACGGCAGCTTCTGTGACTGCTTTGTCCACCCCGTCAGCCCAAATCCAGCCCAAGACTTGCTCTTGAGTCAGGTTGGCGTAGGGCGTGAAGGCGGAGCCAGTCGGCGCGGGAACAGCACAGGTGGAGTACACAGAGGCGTTGTATGTGCCGTCAGTGCCAGCGCATGTCCAGTGGACATTGAACAC